CTCAAACCCATTCTCGGAAGCTGTCACATTCATCATACCAACGGCAGCAGGTGCAGTGTACCTAGCATTGGTCTGATTAGTCTGAAGCACCTGATTGGGAGTCAGGAGCTTCTTGTTGCGATTAGCCTGTAAGACTTGATTTGGTGTAAGTAATTTCTTGTTATTTACCATATTGAAAAAGAGAATATAAACGTGTACTTTCGGGTACCGGCCTAGTGTGGAAGTGGTTGCTAATAAATCTGTAAGTAGTCAAACACTTCACAGGGAAGGGGCTGCCGCCATGTTGCGTTCCATTTCTGAAGTTCCTTCTCAATAGCTATCTGGCGATCGGGTTCTATTCCGAACGCTAAATAAAAACTAAATCGAGTTTCCTCCGAAACCGGCTTGTTATGCTTACTCATCCGTAATGCCATAAATCTCATTCCACACCACTCCTCGGTTTGGTCTATTTTACCATTGCCAGCACGAAGCAAGCAACGATAGTACTCCCCAAGGATAGGCATATCTCCAGCCAGAGCCAATCCGCAGTCAGCAATGCTAGAACATGCGGTTGCCCACGCTTTGGCATTTGATATAGCCTTTGTGGTCACGAGATCTTTAGCTAGAGATGTGTGAACATTCCTAACCATAACATAGCTATCACCATCATACACGGGTTGTGATTGACAGAATTCCACTCTTTCAAGCTCATACACAGGATCTTCCACTTTCATGTTAAATCCCATGTCCAAGAACCAGGTACCTAAGTCCCTAATTCGGTCTAGCTTTCGCCTCTCAAAGAAGACAACACAGTCGTCTCCATTGTTAATGAGGCTAAACTTCCCTACCTTGGCGTGCTTAAGATAAGCGTAAACCATCGCACACATCAACAAGCAATTACCAAGAGCCGTATTCATATCTCCACTCATACGACAACCCCTGGTTCTATACTTTATCGTCCCATCTGCAGTGCGCCCGTATCCTATATTGTCAATTTGCCAATTTAGTAAACGAGCGAGTTC